CAAGAGGGGGATTTTTAATGAGACGAATTCCTAAATACAACTCTGAACATAATCTCTATGAGCAGATCGCTCGATACTTACAGCAACAATACCCAGATGTAATTTATCGCTTCGACATTGCAGCTGATCTCAAATTGACACCTGGCCAAGCAGCAAAGCATAAAAGACTTCACCCTACTCGTGGTTATCCGGATTTATTTATTGCAGAGCCTCAATTTGGAGAGAGGTACTGCAAATCACTCGGCCTCTATATGGAAATTAAAACAGAATCAAACTCACCATATAAAAAAGACGGTACTTTTAAAAAGGACAAACACCTCGAAGAACAGGCTGAAATGCTCGAAAACCTGCGTGCGAGAGGCTACAGAGCAGAGTTTGGGGTTGGATTTGATAAGTGCAAGCAAATTATTGACGAGTATTTAAGGAGGTAGATGAAAAAAGAGAAAAAGAAAACATCACGAAAGAGTGTCGTAAAGCCCACTACTAAGAGTGGACATAAATTAACTCCACAGCAGGAGCTATTCTGTCAGCTTTACGCAGGAGATAGGGAGTTTTTTGGTAACGGAGTTCAATCGTATATTGAGGCTTACGGTGTCGATACTAACAAACCTGGTTGGTATACGACTGCTCGCTCTGGTGCGCATGAGAACCTCACAAAACCTCACATCTTGGAACGAATAGACGAAATCTTTGAAGCTCACGGGCTTAACGACCAGTTCGTAGATAAGCAACTCGAGAAACTCATAGTGCAAGATGCTGACTTCAATGCCAAGATGAAGGCTATCGCAGAGTACAATAAGCTGAAAGCTCGCATTACAGAGAAACGTGATATTACCTCTGGCGGTGAGAAGATTAGCTCAGTCAAGATTGTAGTAGAAGATTTTTCAGATAAAGGTGGTAAAAATGCAACTAGAAATTGAAATCCCTAAAGAATTTAAGGTTCTTTTTGATCTAGATAAAGACCTTAGACATATTGTACTTTATGGTGGCCGTGCATCTGGTAAGTCGACTTCAGTTGCTTTATCGCTATTGATTTTAGGCATGAACAAGAAATTGCGAATACTCTGTACTCGTGAGGTTCAGAACTCAATTGCAGATTCTGTACATAAGCTCCTATCAGATCTAATCTCCAAATATAAGCTTAATACTTGGGAAGTTCAAAAAGACATTATTAAAAACAAACAGACAGGCTCCGAAATCTTCTTTAAGGGACTTCATAACAATTCGCAAAGTATTAAGTCTATCGAGGGTATTGATATTGTATGGATAGAGGAAGCTCAAAGTGTTTCTGCAGACAGCATTAATACACTTGTACCTACGATTCGTAAAGCTGGAAGCCGACTCATCTGGACATTCAACAGACTAACTGAAAATGATCCTGTTTGGGAGCTTATTGTTAAAAAAGCAGATGACAGAACGTTCGTTCAGAAAATCAATTCAGATGCAATCGAATCCCTACTTAGTAAGGAAATCATCGAAGAGCGTGAGAAGATGAGGCTCGATAACCCAGAAATGTTTGAACATGTGTGGCTAGGAGAACCAATGACCTCTAAGACTGGCTCTGTATTCGGCAAACAGCTTGCTCAAGCACGAAGTGATGGTCGAATCACAAAAGTGCCGTACGATGCCTCTACTGGTGTTTATACGGCGTGGGACTTAGGTATCGGTGATTCCACCGTGATTTGGTTCTTCCAGACAGTTGGTAATGAAATCCATTTTATTGATCATTATGAAGGCTCTAATGAAGATTTAGGCCATTATATCTCGTATATCCAGAACAAACCTTATCAATATACTACACACTTTCTACCACATGACTCAAAAGCTCGTGAACTGCAAACTGGTATGACTAGGGTAGAATTTTTCAATAATCATGGAATCTATAACATTGAGGTTTTGAGGCCTACTAATTTTAGCTTGGGGCAAGATGATATTGATCTAGTTGCGCGTCCGAAATTCTCACTCTGTTGGTTTGATGAAGAAAAATGTCAACGTGGTCTTGAGTGTCTAAGAGCTTATCACTATGAATATGATAATAAGAATAAGCTCTTGAGAAATAGGCCTGAACATGACTGGTCTTCGCATAGTAGTTCAGCTTTTATTTATGCATTGATGGCTAAAACCGAACAATTGGATATTAAGTTGAAGGTCAAGTTTAAATCCTACACACCGAAAGCTTTTAGAAAAACTAAAGATAATTGGTATTAAATTATTGTAGATAAAGCGATTATGTTATATAATGTGGGCAATGGCGATGTGTTCGGTTTTAAGTTGACTGAACAAAAAAAGAAACAATTTGGTGAAAAAGATACTAAGCTAACGAAATGGCTTGGTAAATTTGAGCGCTCCTGGAACTACGCAAAGCAGAACTACCACCAAAAATGGGAGAACAATTGGAAGCTCTACCGCAATATCCGAGTCAAGCGTAGCCATGATGGTGTTGTTCAAACTTTTGTACCAATGGTCAATTCAGCCGTTAACACAATCGTAGCTGAACTTTTTAATTCTAATCCTCTAGTTAATTATGTGCCGAACCATCCTGATCAAGAAGCTGACACGAAAGTATTAAATGAGATCTATGCAGATTTCGCACTTCGCGATAACTGGGTACAGAAAAACAAGGTAAATGGACGTCAAGGGCTTATTACGGGTAATTTCTGTGCATTTTACGAGTGGGTTGAAGACCGCGATGGCGGTTACGTACATAAAATAAACATTCCTATCAGGGATATGATTATTGACTCATCATCTTCATCTTACGAAGATTGGAAATATGTTGGCCGTAGGTTTTTTGCGGATAAAAAGTCTCTCGAAGAAGAGACTATTTATGATTTCAAAACGGATAGTTATAAAAAACGCTATAAAAACCTTGATGAGGTCATTTCCAGTGGTAAAGATGAAGATGATGATAAGTCTAAAAAAGACCAGATGATTGGCTCTATTGACGATAATAAAGATCGAGTCGAATTGATTGAGATCTGGACGAAAAAGCAGGTCGTAGTTATTGCTAATCGTAGCACGATTATCGAAGAACGTGAAAACCCACATTACGCTCTGGCTAAATCTCAACAAGCACAGAGAAAAGCCGAAGCGCAGCTAAATGGCGAGGAGATTGCAGAAGATGATAAGGTTGAAGGTTTATTACCTTTTGCACATGGTCGTATTTATGCTGATATTTCTCTACCTTATGGAGACTCCGATGTCGACATCATTGCAGATCAGCAAGAGCTTCTCAATGAGCTAACCGAGCTAAATATAGAGGCTTTACTTTACACGCTTTACCCAGAAAAGACATTAGATCCTAAGTTCTCGGAGTGGATTGATGATATGGAACCAGCTCCAGGCAAAATCTATCCATTGCCACAAGGTGCGATGTCTTGGAATAATCCACCATCAATTCCAACTGGAATAGCACAAGAAAGATTAAATATTAAAGATGAAATTCGTGAATCTTCGGCTATTAGTCGTATTTCCAAGGGTGCCAGCGCAACAGGCAGTACTACTGCTACCGAGATTAAGAATATGCTCGGACAGATGGATTCTAGGATTCAAGAAAAAGCACAAACACTTGCCAATGAGTTCTTCTTTCAGGAAGCAAAAATAGTGCTTAAACTCATTCAATTGTATGCTCCAGAGCAGATGTGGGTTAGAACGCTAGGCGATGCTAAGGTGTCATTCGATGAAGTTAATCCTCGACAGTTCCTCGGGGAATATACGCCAATGATAACTCTCGACATCCAACGCAAATTACAACGTTCTGAAGAGCAGGAAGCCTATACACAGGCTTATCAGATCCTAATTCAAGACCCAACTAATAACTTGCCAGCACTCAAGAAGATTATGTTTAGGAAGATGTTCCCAGATTTGACACAAGAAGAGATAGAGCAAATTATCACGCCGTCTGAACAACCAGAACAAGGGCAGCAGGGCCAATTACCTCAAGGCGAAGAAGTAACACCACAAGATACCGAATTGCCTCTTCAAGAGGCCATGGCAGGTGATCAAATGGAAGGAGATAAATATGGATATTAAGAGCGAAGAAAAAGACAAAATCACTGCAATTGAATGGAAGACATTTTGGGATTCTAAGGTGGGAAAGAAACTCATGGGAAAGTTAGCTGGTTTAAAACAATCGTACCTAGAATCATCCATGGTTGTTCCACAAGATGAGATTGCCAGAATGATTGATCGAGCTATCGGGATTGATTCAGTAATTCAGTTTATTCAGGTCGGAATTGAGAAAGCGAAGAAAGAATTGAAGGAGGAAGAGACTAGATAGGACGAAATCGTTGATATAAGCATGACCGTCAATCCAACTCTTTAATTAATTACAAATTAATGAGACAAGGGTCTCCACATCGCCATAAGTGTAAAGAGTTGGGCTGACGGGTTAAACGAAACCCGTCCGTACATAAACAATTAATCTCAAAAGGAGAAATAATGTTCGAAGAAGGCGAAACTGGAACTGAAGAGATGATCTTTGAGGACTCTAACGAGCAAACCGTAGAAGATAATCAACCTTCAGCAGTCGAAGAAACCGATGAACAATCAACATCTAATAATCAAGAAGAAGGAGCTGATTCAGCCGAATCTAATAATGATTCGCAAACTGATGATGATATTACTGATTTCTTGACCAAAAAAGGTATCGATCCAAGCGATCCAGATGCAACTAAAAAAGTTGCAAAGATGTACCGAGATGTTGAGAAAGAGTTTTATAAGAAATCCCAAGAAAAAGCACAACTTGAGCGTGAAATGACACGGAACTCAGTTGACGAGAGCGCCCCAGCCGATATCAGGGCTTTAGCTGAAGTTAGAGCTATGAAAGCAGAGATGGACGCTAATAAGTGGAAGCAATCTGTAGAACTCACTCCTGAAGCAGAGCAGAAGATGGTCGAATATCTTGCTCAACCAATTACTGATGCTAATGGTGACCCGTTAATCAACCCTCAGAATGGTCAGATCATGACCAAAGGATTGTTGGTGATTAATGGTCAATTATCGCTTGATGATGTGTATAAGATCGTCGGTGCTAATACTGTAAAGACTGACGCGATTCGTTCTGAACTTAAAGAAGAGATTAAAAAAGAAATGGCGGCTCGCCAAGCGTCCAAAAGACCTACTATGCAATCTTCAGATTCTTCACAATTCGGTGATAAAGAAGAAAGCGACCCATTCCTGGATGGACTCCTTGGCTAATTAATAAATTAGAAAGGATTCAAAATGGCTGTTAATTTGGCCCAAAAATATTCAGAAAAGCTCGACCAAGCTTTCTCCCACGGTTCCTATACCGACGACTTCGTTAATAAGAATTATGACTTCGATGGTGTAAAAACCGTTAATGTCTATACTGCAACAACCGTAGCTCTTAAAGACTACGATCGCACCGCTACTGGTGACCGTTACGGCGGGAATAACGAACTACAAGATGTTGTAACCCCATACACCCTAACCAAAGATCGCACATTTAAACTTACGATCGATGATGGTAACGCTAAGCAGCAAGTTATGGCTAAGCGCGCTGGTGTAATTATGAAAGCTCAGCTACAGGAGCAGGTCGCACCAGAAATCGATAAATATCGTATTGCTGTTGCTGCTACTGGCGCGAATACTGTTAACCAGAAAATCACTGCAACCGCTGGTAAAGCCTATCTTGATGTTCTTAAGATGAGTGAATTTCTCGACGAAGCTCAGGCTCCAGTTGCTGGCCGTGTCTTATATGTGACTCCAAAATTCTACACAATGATCAAGGACAATATCGTCACTACTACTCACGGATCCGAATATATAAGCAAACTCATCGGACGTGGTTTTGTCGGTGAGCTTGATGGTGTTCCAGTAGTTAAAGTTCCTACTTCCTACATGCCAACCAAGACCTACGCTGTTATGTGGCACAAGGATGCTATTTTAGGTGCTAAACAAATTGTTAAGACTCGCATCATTACCGACTCTGAATTGGTTGATGGCACCGTTCTTACTGGTCGTTTCCTTTATGATGCATTCGTTTTGAACGGCAAAAAGAACGCAGTTGCTTCCGTCGTTTACGCCTAATAGATGTAAAAACAAACACTAAAACAAAAGAAAAAGACACTTCGCCGAGGGGTGTCTTTTTTTGTGTTATACTAAAACTAATGGCGATGTGATAGGTTCAATTTTGGAGAACTACACATTTAGCAATCTTGTAAAAAGAGTAAAGACTAGACTCAATGATGAGGAGTTTTCTGATGATATTATTAAGGAGTTTCTTAATGAAGCTCAGTTTGAGATTTTAGGCGAAGATAAACATACGTTCTTGGAGAAAGTCGACGAGTTTGATGTCTCTCCATCAGAGACGGAACTTGATTTACCTCGAGACTATCAATCAACATTTATGATTTTTATAGTAGATAAAGATGGCAATAAAAGACAATTAGATTATGTGCCTTATGAAGACTTCTTTAATTTAAAATTGCCAAATAAATACACGATTTTCGGCAGCAAGGTTCTGTATAAGCTCGTAGATAATTCAGACAACTCTAAATGCTGGAAAAACAGGCTCACAATCCAGCACTTATACCTAGCAAAGCCAACAGAGATGATAGAAGATGATGACGAGTCAGTTCTACCTTACGAATATAGCGAAGCATTGATTTACTTGGCCCTATCTCGAGCAGAAAGACTACGAGACAACTTCGATTATGCTCAAATCTATGAGAATAAAGCTGAAGCTCTTATTACGAATTTAAAAACACGATACGGTATGCGACAGATGAAGCTCAAGAATCGTGCTAGATTACCACTTAATCTAAGGTATGGAGGCTAAGATGCCAATCTCACGATTCAATAAGATAGGTACTATTCCAAACACCTCCACATCCAAGAGTTCACCAGTTACGACTAATTTCTCTAATGGCATCAAAACATACAAGCCTAACGACACAATGACCTCGGAAGAGCTATACTTGGCACAGAATGCTCGCTTTGAGAGGATTGGCGAATATAAGACTAGAAGAGGCTTTACAAAACTATGCGAGCCAATTGGAAAGAGCGTTTTTCAAGAGAATTATCGGGATTCTGGCTATTCTTTCAGTGAAGATAAAAAGCAATTTGACGTTGTAATTCCTAGCAATGGCGTTATTTACTCACTTAAAGTCAAAATACTGGTTGCTGATGACACTTACGGTATCTTTGAGACTAGAGTCTATAATAATGAAGGCAAGTTAATTACAAAATCATGTGCAAATATCAAAACTAGCACATCGGAACAAGAAGTTGAGTTTGTCTTTATAGACGCTCCAGTGATTAATCAGAACGAGAGAATCACGGTGAAAATCGGGTTTCAACATAATGAGAATAGGGAATTTAAACTTGCAGTCTTGAATGATGGTATCATGTATCAACTCTATACAGCAGAGGCAGGTAGTATTCCAAATGTCTTTGAGGCCAATATTGATGGCATTAAAACTATTCTATTTCCATTTATTACAAAGAATAGGTCTGAACTTTATCGGTTAATGACAGATGGCGATGTAGCCAAGATCAGAGACCTACCAGCAGGCACTAAGAACGTTAGGTTTAATCAAAATTTGAATAAAATCAGGTATGTGAACGGCAAAGAATCGGTTAATCTATTAGATCCAGCCGATTGGTCTACTTCGACAATTCCAATCATGGATGCTCAGACTGACACTGATCTTAAATGGAAACAATCGAACATCATGGATGGGCAAGAGGACAACCTCATCTATTTTGATGCCGAAGTTGACACTAAGGCAATTTGGTCTTATCCGTATGGGACATTTTTGAAGTCTATGCCAATCAGTTCATATGATAAATTTGACCGTGATTTTTATCAGAACTTCCCAGCAATTCAGACCGGAGATCCGCTCACAGCCATGTTTAAGCTCGGTGGTGTTATCTATATTCAGACAAGAAATCATAAGTATCAGATGTTTAGCCAAACGGCAGACACATGGACACAGCAAGAATCTAACGCTCAAGGCGGTACTTTTAGTCAGGAGTCAGTGGTCTGCGATTCTAACTACGCCTATTTTGCGAATGATAAAGGTATTTTTATCTTCGATGGTGCTAGTGAATCATCTCTAACGGAGTCATCTATCCAGAACGTTTACGATTCTATCCCGGATAAGGAGAAGATCGTAGTAGATATCTACAATAACCGTTTGTATGTTTTTTACCCAAGCAATAAAGATGGAGAGAATGATAGCTGTCTTATTTATAATCTCAATCTAAGGCTCTGGGAGAGCTTTGATACTAATACGTATGTAGCATCTACCTCAGGCCGGAGAAACACTTCGAACAGGCTTATTTGCGGACATTCTAAAATTGGAATGCTTATGCTCGCAGAAGACTTATCTAACGATTATAACGACCTTGGCGGAGCAATTGATTTTGATATTAATACTGGGTATCAGCATTTTGGATCACCTAGTCAATTGCATCGCATTACTAAATGGAGACCAGAATTTGCCACTACGCAAAAACCATATACGGTGGAGTGTGGCTATGCTTTGGATTATTCGGATAACGTAAAATATGCTTTTTCAATCAACCTCAAAAATAAAACAAACGTAAAAATGAACTATGCTTGGGATAATGTTAGAGAATATACAGGGATAGTTGAAACTAAACTAACAACTACGCCTAAGGTCCATGGAGAGTTCAAAAGATGCCAGATCCGTTATCAGCACCACGCTGCGTTCGAGCCAGTGAACTTTAAGTCTCATACATTAACAGTTCAAACACAGAGGATTAGATAATGGCAAATCGTTTTACTCCAATACCTTCAAATGCTAATCTCCAACAGGCCTTACAGCTCATTAACCGAGATTTAATGGCTCTTGATGCTGAGGCTACCACGAAAAGCTACAAGCAAGCAGGCGGTAATGCTGTTGTAATCGGTAAACTTCCAAATAAAAAGAATGGCATCGCTCTTAGCGATACTGGCAATCGTCAGCGAATCTTGCTTGGACAACATCCAAAAGATGGGCATGTTGGACTATGGATCACTAAAGATGGAATTGATGTGATGGATGAATTAAAAAATGGCTAATCCACGTAATTTTATCATCAATACCGATTATCCAGTAGATCACGTAGTTTATATAAAAGATCTAGCAGTTCCATTCTCATCAACAGGCATTGAAATCGAACATGGTTTAGGATTCGCTCCGCTTCTAATGGGTTTATTTTCTACTGATAATTGGGATACTTCTATGCCTATCGACACTCCTGCCAGCTCTGGCGATAATATTGGTAATCTTCAGACGGAAACCACACAAAGAGTCATTAGGCTAATCAATTACGGTCGTCTCAATCGACCAGTTAAGGCTAGACTTTTCGGATTAATATCGAGTGATGCTAATGTTGATGTGGCACCACCTAAAATACGTTATTCTAATTTCAATTTTAATACTGATTTTAATTATTCAAAGCTAGTAAAAGCTGGTGTTTTTAATACTCATTGGAATTCAGGTGAGAATATCGTATATCACCATGGACTGGGTTATATACCAGAGATGGAAGCATGGCAAGAAGATAATAGTGGCGTGGTCAAGAAGTTCTTTAATGTTTATGATCCTAGTGGCGTTAACTTCTCAAGTATGGGTAGTCGAATTGTCTACGCAAAGATTACTACACAAGACTTTATTATTCGTACCGATGGAGCTAATCAAGACATTGCTAAGATCCATTACCGTATCTATGGAGACCAAAATGGTTAAGATTGCTAATTTCATTCTTAATTCAGATTTTCCAGCCTTGGCTCAAGCGTTCCAAAAAAGCCACACAGTTACTAGTTTCGCTGGAATGCCAGTGAGCGACGCAAAATGGCGAGAGGATTATATTGATATAGTAGTTCCGAATGCTAGTACAATTCAAAGGGTCAACATCCAGTCTCACTCGCTGGGGTTAATTTCTCCAGGCTACATGCAAATTTGTCATACCGATGCTATATATAACGTGTTTACGAGGTCTGTTAATGCGAATACTATCAGACTTACAGTACAGTGCGTGCAGATTTCTGGTGGTGATAATACTACCCATACGGAATCGTTTACGTTCCACATTTCTGGATTTTATTTACCATAAATATTAAGAAAAACATGATATAATCAAGATAATGGCGATGTGAGAATAATTCATTTCACATGGCAAAAACTCTCGAGGAATATCAGGCTGAAGTTACGAGAAGCTACGAACCAGCACGTCAGGCGATTCAGAATCAGATTAACGCATTAGCTGGGCAAGAAGTTCAAGGACTTCAGGCACTTCAAAAACAATATCAATTAGACCAACAGACACTAGAACGTAATCGTGATACTGCTACTGAGGCGGCTTCTCTTGCGGCTGCCGGCAACGGTGGTAGTTTTGGCGGTCAAGCAAATATTGCGAACCGAAAATACTACGCACAGACATTCGCTCCAGCCCAAACTCAACTTCAGACAAACTTCGATAAGAGCCGTGGTAATCTATCATCCCAAATTGCACAGAATAAGATGAGCTTAGAGAGTCAATTGGCTAACTTGGCTTCAGAAGCACATCGATATGGAATATCAAGATATGATACTGCGGTTGCTCAGGATAGACAGTATGCTCTTGAACAGCAAAGGCTAGCATTACAGAGGGCGCAAATTGCAGCGCAGAACAACTATAGCCAGTATCTAGCCGCAGCGCAGAAGCAAAAGGCAACTCCTGCACAAAACTCATTTATTGACTACCTAAAATCCAATGCAGCAATGAATTATGGTGGTTGGGCAGAAGATATGACACAGCAAGAAAAAACAGCGTACCTTAATAATATGTTAAACAGGTGGCAACAGGGTGATGTTAACACCAGAAGGCAGATTATGGACGGTTCGACATACAGACACTATCAAAGTTTATTAGGAGGTAGATAATGGTTGATTTTGGCGGAAGAAGAAGCGGATTTGAGGACGATGATAATTATTATGGCCGACAAATTCTAAGAGAGTCTCCAGCTGTTTTAGAATCTAAAAAACAGACACAACAGAAGACGCCAAGTTTTGGTTTGGGCGAATTATTGGCAGGTCTAGCCGGATTGGGTAAAGGTATCACAGACTCAGCTATTAATGTAGGTAAAAGTGCAATTGGTGCAATTGGTACTGGTATAACCTCTACTATGGACCTAATGGGTGGGGAAGAAGCTAGAAAAGGCTACAATGAAGGTAAAAATACCGACGCATTCAAGCGCTGGCTTTACGGTACAGATTCTAAGGGGCAGATTAATTATGGTAAGGCGGCAGGTGAAGCATTAGATGCAACGACAACCTTAACTAACTTTATTCCTGGTGGTGGTAAGCTCGCAGCTAATGTTGCTCAAGGAGCTGTTTCTGGATTTGCTAATGAATACAAAGAAAAAGGTAATGACGCTGATCTTGGTAATGCTCTAAAAAGCGCAGCTACTGGTGCTGTAACTGGTGCTGCGACCTCCAAGATGAACGACTTTGTTGGTAAGAAGATGGGCGAATTGGCTGAAAAACAAGCGGCTAACCAGCTAGGTGTGATTGGACAAAAAGTCCTAAACGCCGGCAAGAGCAACTTTGTGCGTGGCGCTATTTCAGGAGCTACTGGTGGGGCTGTAGGTGGTGGTATGGCTACTGCACTCAATGGTGGAGACCTCGGTCAAGTCCTTGGTAACGCCGTCTCGACCGCTGGTTCTGGGACTTTGCAGGGTGGCATCTCTGGTAGCGTTACGGGTGCCATAAGAAATGCTAAGGATCTTGCTGTCGATAAAATAAGAAGTGCATATGTAGATGGTAGATTGCCAATCCCACAAACAGATTTAACACCTAATGCAGGAATTAAAAGAAGACTGGAATCATCGTTTGAGAATGGACTTACTGGTGATTTTGAGGAGGGGAAAAATTGGGTTGGAAGATTAAAAACAGATGATGTATCAACTGCTAATAATATCCAGAATGCACTTGGGCGACAAAAAATTAATGAAGATGGAAATATATACTTAGACAATTACAATGCAGCCGAGCATGCGCAAAAACGTTTTGCTGAAAATCCTCAGAAGAATACACCTGAAAGCCTAGCAAATACCGCATATAATGCCATGTTTGGAGATGGAAAAGAAATATTGCCGAATAATTCATCAAATCCGAACTCGGTAGCATTTATAAATAGAAATAACCCTAGTGGAATGGCTCCAATAGGGTTAAAAAACGGCGAAAATGAAATTCTGAGTGTAATACCACAGAGCAAGCGTAAACTAAATAATTTTGAAAATACAGTAGAGAACCCAGAAAAGGGTCAGGCACCCAATAAAATTGGTGCCGCCCCCGGGAAGATATCACAAAAAA